AAAATTAAAAAAAACAAAAAGAAATAAAAAAACAAACAGGACTAAAAAACAAAAAAAGACTAAAAAAACAAGAAAATTTATAAAGATGAGTGGAGGAGTTTTTACGGAAGCATTAAATTACATTAGGACCAGATTTAGTAAAAAATCAGAACCAGAACCAGAACCAATCGTAGAACCAACACCTGAACCAACCCCAGAACCAATTAAGATAAATACTATTAATGGTGACTCTATTTATCGTATAACTATAGAGGGACTCACATATTATTTTTTTGGACAAAATAATAAATATGTATTAGTAATTATAGATGATACAAATTTTAATATATACAAGCTTGAAAATGATATAGAGGAACTACCAGATGATACGATGATGCAAATAACAAGACTGATTAACAATCCATTTGGTATAGAGTGTCCCGAAGGAATAAAGTTACTTAATGAAAATAAAATATTATATTTTAAACATCACCTAGATTTCAAAGGTCTCGGTCTCACTGCAGATTTGAATTTAAATGACGCACAGGAAAAATTAAGAGAGTTGAATGGTTCTTTGCAAACAAAAAAATGTAGTAATTTAAGTCTACGTCTAGATTATGTATATAAGCATAACAATAATAGTACCTTGGAATTATTTACTTTTGGTGACATATATTCATTAGTCCTATGTTTATATATTGACAATCATTGTATATCATCTATTACTATTACTATTAAAAATAATGGTGAAGAACTAAGTATAGACACTAAGACACATGAGAATTATATAAATAGAAAATATAATATATTATTGTGTAGTATTTTAATAATAATCTCACCATATTTATCGCGTGATATAACATATATAAACACTATTGCAATAAACCTAACATCCGCATATATAATGATGCAGCATTTTCGTGGAAAACTTGTCATATATGACAACGATAGCGAGGATAGCGAGAATAGCAATATCCAGTTATTGAATTTGGCACGTGTGAACGATATCAAATTGTATACACCTAGTACAAATTATAAAAAATTATTTGAATTATATAAAAAACAATATGGTGAAACATCTATGCATAGGTTTGTTATTAAGGTTGAACTAACTCCCGAAAACATACAAAACGCATATAACAAATTTAATGACTTATTAACAGGTACAATTCAAATAACGTGCCCAGATGTATTAATAACTAAATAACTTGTTTTTACAATATAGGACCGCATTCGGTGCCTATAAGGGGTTTAAGGGGTTTATCCCTTAATAGTCTCTAATTCAATAATCCTCACACTAACTTCTTTATGCGTGAATTTTTTTTCATCAAGTAACATTTTTATTGTAATAATTACAACTACTTGTTCTACTAGCACTGAAAATAAGGCAATATCTATTTGTGTAATACTAATTAATAATGTAAAAATATATCTAATATTGTTTATTAAAAACATAGAATTGGCGTAAAAATATAATTGTGCTTTACTAAATTCAGTTATTTCTTTTTTATCCGGATTATAAACATTCATATATAGCACTGGATCTCCAAACTCTTGAATAATAACTCTAACTATATCATTTACAAATATTAATGTTAATAAACTACAATATTTTTGTGTAGTGTTAATTTGTACGCTTATAAATATAAAATCTTCATTTGGTCCAAAGCGAAAATATTTTGAATCGCTTGCAAAATTTGTTATATAAAATCCTATAAATAATACTAAACAAGTATTTAAAAAAAGACACAATCTAACTTTATTTAATTGATTCATTGTGCATTGACTAATACTAATAATAATGTTAATTAAATTTTATATGGTTTCTTATAAAATTTAATTTAAAAAAATTTGCTATCTAACCTATTAAACTATTTAGTAGTCACTTTAAGGTGGAATATTTAATTTATATATAATATATATATATATTATATATATAAAGTGTAATATATATATTATAATATATGAATCCTTCTGTTTTAACAGTTTTTAAATCCCCATTTGAAAAGATAGTGACGGTGGTTATATTATTGCTGAAATACCTAATATAAAATATACAACATTACTTGCTGGCGGTATAGACGATGATATTTCTTTTGAAGAAGATTTTTTAAAAAAATATGCAGTAGATAACGCATATGCTTTTGATGGAACAATAAATAAACTACCAAAAGAAAATACTCAGATTACATTTATAAAAAAATATTGGTTTTATTAATGATAATGAAAATACAAATTTACACAATATTATAGATGTAAATGAGTGTATTTTTGTAAAGATGGATATAGAAGGTGGTGAAATACCTTGGATTAAAAGTTTAAATGATCAACAAATGAACAAATTTGAACAAATTGTAATTGAATTTCATTGGCCATTTAGTAATGCTGAAATAGATGTATTTAATAAAATAAATACAAATCACTATTTGATTCATTTTCACGGAAATAATTGTTGCGGTACTATAAATCATAATGGAGTTAGGATTCCAAATGTTTTTGAATGTACGTACTTACATAAAAAATATTTTACAAATCCTCCTGAATTAAATAAAGAACTAATACCAAGTAATTTAGATATGAAAAATACAAGCAATGATGAAATTTATATAGATTATCCTCCTTTTGTAAATAAATAATCGATGTTTTACACCTTTTCTCATTTAAAACGTGCGTTATTTTTGTAATATATTTTCTAAAATAATAATATAAATATTTTTTCTAAAATAATAATATAAATGAAAGTTATTCCATTAGGATTACATTGTTCTGTCCCCGAAGGAATTAAAAGAGCAAATATGCGTGAATATTCTTATCCGATTGATTGGTTATGGTCTCCAAGTAAAACAACATATAATATATTAAGTATTCTAATAAATGATGGTGTTGAAAATGCATTAGAATATATGACAACTGGCTATACGTATTACAGATATCTTGGTAATGAACACTATATATCTGTTGATAATATTACAGAAAGTCAAATGAATAAGAATAGTGGATTAGGAAATACACATTTTACAATCAATAATGACTACAAAAATAAATTAAAAATAAGAATAGAAAGATTATTTAGAGATATAATATCAGGTGAAAATATATTATTTGTATATGCTGACGCACCGAATTCTTATTTAAATTATCATTTAGACGATATTGAATATGGTGTAGATGCAACGGAATATTTATTAAAAATATATGAATTAATTTATCCGCTTAATAATAATATTAAAATAGTTTATTTTTGTTGGAATGAAAGAAAACGAGAAAACGATATAATTGAATATGTTTCTTACGATTTTAAAAATAATTGGATTGAAGTTAGCGAGTTAATTAAAACATATCTAATTAATATTAATGGGCGTTTTAAATGAGAAAAGGTGTAAATGTTTAAAGGTGTAAAACTTCTTTTTATTTTCTTTGTCTTTTTTGACTTATTTGTTTTCTTTGTATTATATATAAATATAATTTCTAAATTACTTAAAATCCCTTTTACAGTTTGTGAGACAAATTTAAAAAAATTTGTTCTTAGAATAAGTAAGCTATTTACAATACTAGTCATGGGACTATTTAGTAGTCATGGAGATTGGGAGGTGGAATGAGACGAACCATTTGACGCGCTTCTTGCCTACATTGGCATCCACAATTATTTCTACGACCGATTCTACGCCAACTATTGTTGTGTCGCCAAGCAATATAGTCTTCAGTTGAAAGAGTATTTTGCGCAGTTTCTTGCTCTACAGAAATAGTTCTAGCATCTAACTCTGGGTCATGTTCATACGAATTAGGACGATTTGTTTGATGTGCTGGGCAACACTTACATTTGATTAATGTAGCAAATCGTTTTCTTTTTTTTTCAGTACTTTCTTCATCCATATAAACAGGTCCTCTACAATAAGGGCAAGTAATTATTCCACATAATGAACCTTTAAGGGATGCACTAGTCCATTGTTGTAAGCATTTTTTATGAAATATGTGACCGCATGATGTAATAAGTCTTCGCTTACCTCTTCCTGAAATACAACCATCTACTTCAATGTTTCCATCATTGTCTTCTAAACATATATTACAAGTCACAATATCATCAATCATAAAACCACAAAATGGTGGCAATAATGTTGTCAACTTAGGCAAAGGTTTAGGTTCGGTCTTAGTGTTCATTGTCTTGTTCATAGTTTTGCTTATTATCTTATGTTGTTTTGTCTTATGTTGTTTTGTATTATATTATTTTCTAAATCAATTTTTTTTGGCTTAGTATAAATACTCTCTCATTTTACATTTTGAAATTTAATATTATATTTTTAAATTCAAAATATAGTATATACTTATTATAAAAAGTATTATGTCTTCCATATTTAAAAAACACAACAAGACAAAATCATCTAGAAAATCTAAATCATCTAGAAGATCTAAATCATATAAATCATCCAGGAGATCCAAATCACCCAAATTATCTTCATTAATTAAAAACAAGTTATATCCATTTTGGTATAAAAAAATACCCTTTCCAGAAGTTCCAATATCACACTTATATCATGATACAGCTTGGAATGAACACTTAGAATTAGCATTTAAAATGTATGGAAATAAGGCTTCATTGCCTAAAGGAAACATATTATTTCATGGGTCAACTGTTGTAGATCCAATTAATACTATTAAACATACAGACAAATCATATTTTTTTTTTGGACTAGATGCGTTCATTTCAATATGGTATGTATCAGAACAGGCATATGTGGACTATAGAAAAGATAGAACTACAACTATTAGTGACGGTTATTATAATAATTATAATGGTTATTTAAATATATATCAAACATTAGAAGCTATTCCATATAAATACTTACGGCGAATCGAACAGAGTTATCATCCAGATAATAATAAGGAATGTGAAAATATGGCGTGTATGCATCCGCAGTTAGGATACCATTTTAATGAATTTCAGAACTTCATGCCTACTGAATTGTCTATAGAATTTACTATACCAACAAAAAATATTACTGAAATGTTAGAATTAATAGGGGTATATAAGGTTGATGTTTCAAAATTGTATGAAAATACATATAAAAATTTTGATGAATTCAAAGCACTTGACGCAGTAATGTTTGAAACAAATTTAGCAAAATAGTTTGGACTAATACTTTAATTTATTAAAATCCCCCCCTTAAACGCAATACAAGGTGAAGCGTGCTTTCTTTTTGAATATTATAATCGCTTAATGTTCTTCCGTCTTCAAGTTGTTTTCCAGCAAAAATTAGACGCTGTTGGTCTGGTGGAATACCTTCTTTATCTTGAATTTTAGCTTTAATGTTGTCAACGCTGTCCGATGGTTCTACTTCTAATGTAATAGTTTTTCCAGTAAGTGTTTTTACAAATATTTGCATGTTATACTATTAGTAAATATTAAAAATTTGTTTTTATATTTTTTTCTAAATATATATAAAATAAAACATGGTTCTTGTTCCTTGTGACACAAGTGTTAATGTGTTTAATGTTAATGATTGTTATTATACATTTATGATGAATATTAAAGTTTCAAATGGTCCATTGGCTAATGGCAACACTTATGCCGAAATAGAAATATATTATAAGTCAACAGATTATGATGCTGTTGATAAAGTATTTTATATTGAATATGGTCCAAATCCTATAAGAAAATATATTGGTTCACATGTTGTATGGGATAATGAAAATAATACACGTTTTAGTGTATTTTAATATAAACAATATCTCACATTTATTTTATCAATTTAGCTGTGCATTATTTATAAAATTGATTTGCTTATAAATAATCATATATATATATTAGTAAATGAATTATATTCTAGAAGTTCAAAGGTTTGAATGGAATGGAAAAAGTGAGCATGTTGGTTATATGAATAAAATTTTTAAAACTAAACAAGAAGCAAGTGATTATTATGATAAATTTAATCCACATATGCGTTCTTTACATGCACATAATTCTTGGTGTAGCGATTGGGACCCAAATTCTTATTTAATGTATATTGTGAGAGAAAGATATTATGAATATCTAAAAATACCATCTTTTGAAGATGCTAAAAAATAATGTATAAAAGTCTTTCTGCCTTTTAGTATTTATTTTTTAAATTGATAAGTTTACAAATAAATACTAAAGACATTAATTTATTATTAGTACTATTACTATTGCTATTATGAAAGTACTAGTATTTGATACTGAAACAAGTGGACTACCAGAAAAAGCAGCTTCTATATATGATAAATCTAAATGGCCTTATATTATACAATTGAGTTATATATTATATGATATGTCAAATAATAGTGTTTTAATAAAAAATAATTATATTAAGATTGACAATGATGTTATTATTACGCCAGAAAGTTTCAACATTCATCATATTAGTAGAGAGATTTTGAATAGTCAAGGCATAAATATTGTCCCTGCATTAAAAGAGTTTAATGAGTGTTTAAAGCGCTGTGATATTGTTGTTGGGCATAATATTTCATTTGATAAACGCCTAATTTTTGTAGAATGTTTACGACACAATGTAAAACAATATTTTACGCAATTTATAAATAATCAAAAAATACATAAACAAGAGTTTTGTACTATGAAAAATACAATACAATTTTGTAAATTAGAGAGATTAAGTAAAACAAATCAAGTTTATAATAAAATGCCAAAACTAAGTGAATTATATGTGTTATTATTTCCCAATGAACCACTGCCTATTGATTTACATAATTCTCTTGTTGATGTTGCAATGACTTTACGATGCTATGTAAAATATGTTTATGATTGCGATGTAAAAGATAATAGTAATATTAACATATTATTTTAATTATATTATAATATTATAATGGCGGCTGCGTCATCATCCTCAAATCCTGATTTATTAACAAAAGAAGAATTAGAAGCTATTGATTACCAACATTTACTTGTAATGGACAAGAACTATTCGTTTAAAATAAGTAAAAAAACTGCGAGGACAAATACAACAAAAGAAGCAATAATTAAAAGATTATTAAAACATGGAGTTAAAAGAAGCAAATTCGGTTCAGAACTGGGTTCTTATTTAAAATATGAATTAGAGCATCCAATAGCAAAGTCATTACCTTCCGGAACCTTTATACCGCCTTATTTAGTAGGAGAAATATATACTATGAAAGAAGAGCTTGAAGACAGAGATTATGAGATGGCCTTTCTTAAAAGACTATTTGAACCAACAACAAGACCACAAAACTTTGGAGCATTTTTTAATTTTACTATTAATGGTTTTATTGTTCGACTACGTATGGAAGGCGACAATGCTAGATTTAATGAGCACGTCGAAAATTTATACAGTCCAGACTTTTTTATTAAAGATTATAAATATTTAGTGCAGCGTTTCGGGCTAAATGCCAAACGATTACAAGAAAAGGGAGCATATAGAGACACAATCGGTCATAGGTCGGGATTATACGGACCCCAACCACCATTTACAACTACAATTCCTACTAGGGGAATTTTTCATAGCTATGCCAACTTTAAACGATTACATATTGAAAAATTTTTTTATGAAAATGTATTGGCTGCTTATTCAATGATTATAGTTATTGGTGATGTAATAGCAACTATATTTAATTATTGGAATAGTCATTATGTTCCTAAGTATCCGCAAGCTATAGCAAATACAACATTAGAAACACGTTATTTGCAAAGTTCTGCTCATAATAAACCAGTCAATGTATTAAAAGTTTATATTGGCGCATTAAATAAACTCTTGTTAAAATTGCGCGGTTATAAAATATTATTAAATCCTAATATAATAACTAGATTAAATAGAAGACTGAACACTTTAAATACTTATTTAGTTGAACCCGATGCTAGCATAGTAGGCCAAGCAAACGCCAAATTTAACATTAGAGTTTTAAATAATGGGCCCAAGTTTTCTAAAAAACAACGTTCATATAGTCCACAAAAAAAATCAAAGTCTACAACACAAAAACGAGTAAAGTCTCTTTAGATTTATTTTTATTATACTATTTTTATTATACTATTTTTATTATACTATTATAATAATAATATGGCTGCTCCATCTTCTTCTAACCAACAATTTTTAACAAAAGAAGACTTACAAAAATTTAATCGTCAAGACTTAATTAAACTAGATAATATGTATTCATTTAGAAAAAGTAACAAAACTAGTAGGACAAATATGAAAACAGATGCTATAATAAATAGATTATTAAAACAAGGACTTCTAAAAAGTAAATATGAATCAAAATTAAGTTCATACTTAAAATATGAATTAGAGCGCCCAATAGCAAAGTCATTACCTTCGGGCACTTATTTACCGCCTGATATGGTAGAAACAATATATGCTATGAAACAAGAGCTAGAAGACAGAGACTATGAAATAGAGTATGTTAAATCAATATTTCAACCAAAAACATTACCCGATTATCAATCACACTCAAATATGTTTGATTGTGTTGTAAATGGTTCATATGTGCGTTTGTCTATGTCTGAACCAAATTTTAAAATGCATGTTCTAAATTTATATAATCCAAATTATTTTATTAAAGATTATAAATATTTAGTAAAAAAATGGAAAATAAATGCTAAAAAATTGAGAGAAAAAGGTGAACGTCATATTCAACCTAAAAATTCGGCATTAGGCAATTTTTTTAGGCTACAAGTAATTCCGACTTATTCAAAAATTATTGTGATTGAAAATATATTACAAAAAATAGAGGCCTATAGAAAAAGTCATCCTAATGTGCCTAAGTATCCGCAAGAAGTGGCCAGTATATTATTAGAAGCCAGTTATGAGCGCTATTATTGGCCTCCAAATAACCCGATAAATGTATTAAAAATTTATATTAAAGACTTAAATAAAAAACTATTTGAACTACGCCATGAACGCGACAGCAAAATAATGCTAAATAATAGTGTAATAAAAGAGTTAAATAAGAGATTAGACAAATTAAATACTTATTTGGTTGAACCTGATCCAAGCATAGTTGGCCAAGCAAACGCAAAATTTTACATTCGAATTTTAGAAAATAGTTCAAAATATCTTACTAAAACACGTAATAACAGTCCACGCAACAAACCAAAGGTTAAAACGCAAAAACGAGTAAAATCTTTTTAACTTTAGTTTTATAGAGTTTTATCTTATAATATTATAATATAGTTATATACTAATATATGGTTATGCCTTTACAAAAAAAACACTTAACGCGAAAAAGAAAAAATGCAAAAATAAAGGTTAAAGCAAAAACACAAGGCGAAGGATTAGCTGACATAGTTCCTTTTTTGCTTAAACAAAAATTAGGCAATCTTAGCAATAAACAAAAACAAGCCACATTAAAAAATATATTTTCCAATTTACCTAGGCAAACTGTTGAAGATGCCATAATTCAAAAAGAATTGGCACTAAAAGAATTGGCCAAAAAACCTAGACAACTAGATCAAATAACACCAGTGCCTATTTATAATTATCCATTTCAACAAAAATTACCTAGAGGTTATGAATATAATTATCCATTAGTAAAAGTAATGGGTTCTAATACAGAAACAGACTTAGTAGATAATATATATAGTTTAAAGCGACATGCTGAATATCCTAAGCAGTTTTTACAAACATTATTTGCTAATTTTTTAAAAATTACTAAAAAACGAAGAAGTTATGATGACTATATTTTGTCGCGTATACCTGATTATGAACTACAACAAGTATTGACAACGCAAAAATTTTTTATAATAGATTTTGATTTTTTGAGCAATGCTTTAGAACTAAGTGAACAAAAATTAACAAATCGTGGAAGTTATAGTGGAACTTCTAACTATAGCAAAAGCGTTGCTAGTGTTGATGCTAGCAAAACAAAAAAATTTAAATCATTTAATGCATTTATAACTAAAAAAATCAAAAATATTATTTTTGACCCTCTTATAATTGCATATAAAGCATATTGGGCAATAAAGCATACTACAAAAATAATGATTGATTATTATAGCATTGTTAGTACTCGTAAGATTCGACCTGTATTTTACAGGACTACATATGCTACTAATATTAGACATTTTCCTATTGAACACGACGAACCTAATTTAAGAGGAGAACTGGAACGCTTTAGAGATGTTTGGCATAATACAGAAGTAGGACAGCAAAAATATAAAAATGAATTATGGGATTTTGCTAGATATTATGATGTACAACCCGAAGATAAACCGCTATATACTCCAGAAGTAACAAATGTTCATGTATATGATGTATTAACCTACTATATTTTAGAATTAAATCGGTCACTTGAATATTTAGCCACTTACAGAATTAGTATTGTTAGAGAACTATTAGATGCCATAAATAGTGATTTGGCACATATAACTAACAAAATTAGGACTTTATATAGTGACGATTTAATCCTAACTGTTGCTCCACAAAATACTGAATTTGATAGTCATAGACCATATTTCAGAATTAGTATTCCTGATTTACCTTAAAATTAGTAATAATCAAAATATTTTTTTTAATTTCTTTGTAAAAAAGTTTATTATAACATTATATTATAGTATGGCATTAAGAGAACCCCCTATTTTAATATATCCTTTAAACAGGGCAAAACCTAGACCACCAAAAGACCAACATTCAACATTATCTCATAGATACAACTATCCATTGATGTATAAAGACATATGGGAACCAGATTTATTTGGTCAAATTTATAGCGCTAAACATCATATGGAATATGCCGACGCATTAGACTTTATTAGAACCATTATGAGAGAGTTTGTTGAGCAACGAGAAACTAGAAATAGAGACAGAATTATGGAAAGTATCCGAATAACTGCGTTTAAAACAGACTTGCTTGCTGATAATTTTTTTGTAATAGATTATGGTTTTTTAATGAATAAATTTAGATTAAATAGAGACGGAGATTTGCCTAGAAAAGCATCAAAAATTCATGCCCTTATAAATGATGTGCTATTGCCTTCTTATAAAGCAGTAATATGTATTCAAGATGTTTTAAATATTATGATTAAAATATTATTGTATGCTAGAAGTAGGCTAGAAGCTACTATAGAGGAACCAGTAAGGTCTGTGTTGGATATTATAATAGATGAAGACTTAATAGAAGAAATAGCAAATGAAGACGACACACGCACATTTAATGAAGTATGGGAAAA